CGTCGCCGTAGAGGTTGAAGTTCGGCAGCGTCGGGCACCACGGCCGGAGAATGTCGAGCATCGGCTCGAGCAGCACCGTGTCGCGCCGGCAGTAACGCTCGAAACGTTTCCAGGCGGCCGGGTCGCCGTTCATGCACTTGACCCACAGCGCATGCCCCTCGTGCGGAACCTTGCCGGCCAGACCTAGAGCCCGGCTGACGTAGGCCAGCTTGTTCGAGGGGAAGTTGAACTGCTTCTGCACAACCTTCAGCAGGTCGATCTGCTTGTAAGGCGAGGGCGGCGTCAGGCCGCCCAGCAGGAACTCCCTGTTCAGGTGAGGGATGTCGAACTTCTTGCCGTTGTAGTGAACGACGGCGTCAGCCTCGTCGAGCAGGCTGTGCGCCGCCGTCACCATGTCTTCCTGGCCATCCGCGAACTGCGAATGGAAGAACACTTCGCGCTCGTGGTACCACTTCGCCGCGAAACACATCATCTGTGTCGACTCGAGCAGTTGCTCGAGACCGACGTTCTCTTGCCAGATCCGCCAGACGTGCGCCAGGTTCGGGCTCGTCTCGATGTCAATCAGGAGCACGCGCACTGTCGCACCCATCTCTCTCGTCTCAGCCGTTTCGTGTTGCCGGCTCTAGCCTCTACTGTAAGGTTCTGGTCAGATGGAGTCAACGCGCGTTGACTACTGCTCCTGACGGAGCCTCGTCTTCACGTACTCGACCTCGGTGATGTTGAAGAACACTGCGGCCGCGTGGTCCTCGTCGTCCTCGCCGCAGAACCACTGCATGAAGTGGCGGAACGCCGAGTCCTTCGCCCGGTTCAGCTCCTCGCTGCCGGCGGCCTTCTCCCAGTTCCGCTCCCCGTACTTGGTGGCGCCGCGCATCAGCAGCTCGGCGTACCGGGTGAGCATCTGATCCTTGTACGGGATGCCGAGCGGGATCAGCAGGTCGAAGCGGGCCTTGCCCTCCCGGGTGTCGCGGACCATGCCACCCTCGAACTCCTGGCGTTCGCCGGAGTCCTTGGTCTCGAAGCCCTGGCGGACGACCTCCTGAATCCGCTCCGCCTCTGGATGAATCACGGTAGTTTCTCCACCTCCACGATCAGTCGAATGCGATGTGCGTCGTCTTCGACGCCAACGACCTGCAGGCCATGCTCACGAAGCCACGCAATGAGCTGGCGTAGATCTTCAGCGGACACATCACGCGCTCCGCAGGAGCGCCTGCGCGCCCTTCGGTTCGCCGGTCGCGATGTCGTCGACCGCGGCCGCGTAGCCCGACCTGAAACCCTCACGCCAGGCCTCGGGCACCTCGGCCGTGCCGAACAGCACGCCGTCGTCGTGCGCCTCGTTCAGCTTCTCGTCGAGGTCGCCCTGGGTGTAGAGTCGCTCTCCCATTTCTCAGTCCAATCCGCACTTAGCCCGGATGAATTCCGGGCCAAACGTCAGGTAGGTGTCGTTCACATCGTCCGGAAGTACGATGCTCGTTGGGTCCTGCACAACGCTCATGATCTTCTTGGCCATGTTCTGGCCGGCCTTGTCCGGGTCCATCACCACAAAGACCCGCTCGTAGTCTTCGAACAGTCGGCGCCAGATGTTCTCGTTCTTCTCCCAGTGGCTCACCCCGGGAATTCCCACGGCTGGAATGTTGCAGAGTCCGCTCAGGACGATGGCGTCGAACTCACCCTCGCAGATGGCGATGTGTGTTTCGGGAGCGTGAAAGGCTCGGACGTTGAAGAGCGGAGTGCGACTTCCAGCCTCCTGTAGGTACTTAGTTCCCTCTCCAAGGCTTCGGAACCTAATGCCAACAACTCCCGCAGGAGTGAGGTAGGGAATTGAAACTGTCCCGGTGTACTGTTCATGACCCTCCCTCGGCTCGCTCACGAAACCGAGCCTGAAGTGCTTGATGACTTCCTCGGTAAGGCCCCGCTTCTCCATCAGGTAGGTAGCGCCAGGGCTTCCCCACAGCGAAGAGGCGTAGCTGCTCGCCGCGGATTCGAGGAACCTCCGCCTGTTCGCGGTCACCTGCGGGAAGTCCATTGATCGGCTCACCTCTTTCCTCGTCTTGCATCAGTTCCGCGATCCGGTCCTCGAGGGCAAAGGCCTCGGCCAGTAGTTCAGCTTTCTCGGCTTCGTTCACGCCGCTCCTGTTCGTGCTGCTGCTTGGTCGGGCACGGCCAGTCCTGGTTGCACACGCAGCACCTCAGGGCCCTGTATGGTTCGCCGTCCAGGTAGTCGCAACCGCAGTCCAGGTCGACGCACACCCACCGATGTGGGTGGTGCGCCTCAGCCGGCTGGCAGGGCGTCTCGGGGTTGACCCTGACTAGCGCAGCCACGGTGGCCTCCACGGCTTGCCGGTCTTCTTCTTGTTCACTCCCGGGCCGCGTTCACCTTCGGTGAACACGCCGAATTTCTGAACAGCGATCCGTTTCTGCTCCGGGAAACTGTCGACCAGCTCCTTCAGCTTCACCAGCTCGTAGATGTCCCCGTGGCCGCAGCCGGCGAAGCAGGTCCAGCGCTGGTTGTCGATGTTCACGCGGGCGCTCGCACGACTGTCGTCGTGCAGCGGGCACTTGGCCTTGACGTTGCCGTGGTCACCGAGCAGCTCGCCGCCGTATTCCTCCCAGGCCAGCTCAAGTGGCGTCACCGATGACCTCCTTCGGCTTGAACTCCCAGATGATCTGCATCGGGTCTTCCATCTCGTCGGCACAGATCGGGCAGATGATGTGGTAGATCAGGTTGAGCGCACCGAAGATCGTTGCGTCGTCCCCGAGCACGCGGTGGATGCCGCAAGCGCGGCACCACCCAGCCTCTGCTGTGACATCCACGTCACACGATCTCGTCGACAAGGCCGTAGAGCTTGGCGCCTGCGGCGTTCAAGTACCACTTGCGGTGCGAGTAGATGTTCTGCCGAATGCCCCTACCGTTGCCCCGCTCGCCGTAGATCTGCAGCATCTGATTGAACATGACCTCGAAGTTGTGCAGCCGTTCCCGCATGGCGAGCATGTCGCCAGTGAAGTTCTCGATGCCAGGCGGGTGCAACATCAGCCTGGAGGCTTCACCCATCCGGCGCAGCTCACCAGCCTGCAACATGATCGTCGCGATCGAACCGGTGTAGCCGGCGGCGCGAGTGTTGATGTGCAAACCCTGCTTGCGCCGCATGCGCGTGACATCCTCGTAGAACCGAAGGCCGGCCGAAGGGCTGCCGCCCTCGGACGAGATGCTCACCTCGACGAGCGCGTTCCGATCCTCCTGCAGGCACTGCTGGATCTGGAGCAGGGCCTTGGTCACCGCTTCGTCGGTGACCTTGCCGTCGAAGTAGTAGGTGTAGTCGACGTCACTCATCCGGATCTCCATAGCCCGCCTGCCGCAGCAGGTCTGTTCCGTCCTCGAGGGTGAGGATCATCAGCCACCTGTTGATGCGCTCCGGCCCATAGCCGTTCGGTCGCCAGACCACGAACGGAACACCCTTGCCGGCGTTCCTCACCGCCTGGTTGAGGGCTCCGGTCACGTCGCCCGGGGTGGCCTTGACCTCCGGGGAGAGGCCGGGCATGTTCTCGACGTCGATGCCGGACTCTCCGGCGCCCTTGCTGTAGGCGAAGGGCCAGCCGTGCTTCTGGAACCACTCGGCGACCATGCGCTGCGTGGCGTAGCCGCGGTGCTTACGGCTTTGGCTGGCCATCGGCCTTCTCCTTCGCGCAGCAGCGGCCGAGGATGTCGTTGTCCGAGTCGCAACCCGTGCAGCCGCACTTGCCCATGTACTCGCACATGCCGTAGCAGTCGCCGGACTCGCAGAAGCCGTACCAGCTTCCGTCGATGCAGCCCTCGAGATCGTTGCCGCAGCTCACCAGGCGTCCTCTCCGACGACCACCTCGAAGTAGGCGGCATCGTCGTCGAGCACGAACTGGCCGAGGATTTGATCATCCGCCACGAGGTCACCCCTGGCGACCACGCCCCAGCTACGCAGCAGCGGAATGACGCCGTCGATCGACGCCTTGTTGAACGGAACCTGACCCAGCAGGAGCCCTTCGGCGCGGTCGCTGTTGCGGAGGTATACATCAATCATCATTGCCCCAAAGGTATGTAGTCCATCGTGCTGTAGCGAACTCGCTCGAAATCGAGTCGCAATGGGATGTTGAACTGCGCGCTGCGGTCCTGTTTCCCGTCCCGGTTCTTCACTGGGGCGAGCCGCTGAATTCCCTGCTCCTCGTCCAGGCCGAGCGTGATGACCAGCTCAGCTTTCTGGCTCACCTTGCCGGTGATCGCAGACCGTGGCGGCGGGTAGTGGATCTTGTCGTACTTGTCTTCGTTGCAGTGGTGCAGCAAGATGACGTGGCTGCCGGTCAACCGAGCCAGCCGCTTAGCGGCCTTGTTCGTGTCTCGCATACCGCCGTACTCGTTCTCGTTCTCGCCGGCAACGTCCATCAGGTTGTCGACGAAGATGGCGTCCGGGTACTCGCCCCACATTTCGAAGAAGGCGATCGTCTCGGCATAAAGGTGGTCGTAGGTGGGGTCGGTCTCGAATGAGAACGAGACCCCACCCGCCAGCTCGTCGAGGGAGCGTTGAACTTCGCTCCACCCGGACGCCATCTGTTGCTTCACGTACGACTGCGGCTGCCCCGTGACGGCCGCCGCCGCGCGCTTCAGTGTCGTGTACTCGTCGGAGTCGGCAGAGAAGTACAGCGACTTCATCCCAGCCCGGGCCCACGGGATCGCGAGCCCGCCTACGGCGAGCACACTCTTCCCGACACTGGGCCAGCCGGCGATCATCGACACCTGACCGCGGTGCCAAGAGATCCCGTACTTCTCCAGCTCGAGCACGTCAGGCAACGCTTCCCTCGCTGCGTGCCGGTTCGGGTTGATGCGCTGTAGGCGTTGCATCAGCGGCTGACCGCCGCCAGGTAGGCACCGACGATGACCGCTGTTGCGAACACGATGACCGCTGCGATCAGCTTGTCTCTCATACGAACTCCGTTGTGTGTCCCATGGAGCGGGTCGGACAGCGCCACGCCTTGCACTTGGTGCCGCCCTCGGATGTCCAGACCTGCCACACGAGGTACTCGCCGCAGGTCTTGTTGGTGCACGTCTTGAACTCGGGGTGAGTCAGCTCCCCCCGTCCGGAGCGCTGTCGCAGCTCCGGATCGAGATCGGAAGCGGAGCTTCCGACTGGCCGAGTTGCCGGGGGGAGCACGTCGAACAGATCGTCACTCACTGAGAGCCTTGAGGTGCGTGTCGCACTCGCAGGCGGACTCGTATCCGGATTCGTCCTCCGAGGTCTCGCACTCCCCCGTGCGACGATCGATCGCCTCGACCCACGCCGCCGCCACGGCGGCAACCTGGATCAGCTCGGCACGGAGCTTGACCGGGTCCTCCTCGGCCAACGCCTCGTAGAACTCTTCGGCGAGGATGTGGCGCCAGGTCAGCGAGCCATGCTTCGCGGCGTTGTCGGCGAGCCGCCGCTCAGCTTCCGCACGAAGCGTGTACGAGTCATGGGTCCCGTCAGGGTGGTTCTGCTCACCCCACTTGGCGTCCTGGCGCAGGCGCTCCCGCTCGACGTCACCGAGGACCGCCCACCAGGGCGGCACCTCGAACTCCAGCTCAGCGACGTCGGCCATCAGTACGGCACTTCGCCGTCGGACTCGAACGCGTCCGGCAGGGTGTGGACGGCGCCGTACTCCTTCTTCGGCTTGCCCTTCTTCGGCTTGCCGTTGGCGTCCTTCCGCGCGACCACGTCGGTGATCTCGATCTCGAGGACGCTGCCGACCTGGATCTGGCCGGACTTCTGCTGCGCGTCGCGGATCGCGGCGAACAGCGAGCTGGGCTTCGGGGCCCACAGCGAACGGGTCTGGCCGTTCTCCTCGACCTTGACGACCACGGTCATCTTCGGGTTCGGCTCCTGGCCCGGCTTCGCCGGCCAGAACGCCGGCTCACCCGTGTCGAAGTCCTTGGCCTGGACCAGCTTCGGCAGCTCCATCACGACGAGGCGGGTCTTGTAGCCCTTGCCCTGGTCGGCGAAGCTGACGCTCGGCGTCTTGTCGTAGCTCTGGAACGGGTCGGTGCTCACTTGCTGGCCTCCTGTAGGGCTGCGGCTCGGGTGGTTGCGATCTTGAGGTGCTCGTCGGTCCAGCCGTTGTTCTTGTACTTCGGGAACACCTTGCGGAGGTCCGCGAGCGTGGTCGCGGCGTTCAGCTCAGCCGCGATCGGGTCTTCACCAGTCTCTGCTGTAACGTTCTCGTCAGCAGAGGTGGACTCGGCGGCGCCGCTGGCGGGAGCAGAAGAAGAGGGGGAACCCTGCTTCGCCGCCGGCTTCGAAGAGGAGGGCTCTCCGGAACGAGTTCCGGATGACGAGCCAGAGCCTCCGGGAACCGGGCTCTGGCCGGTGTCGCCCTTCGACGCACTGGGCGCCGCCGAGAACTTTGAACGGAACGAGCGGCTGGCCTGCACCACACGCTCCATGACATCGGTCGCCTCGAGAGAGGCGAGCAGGGCGGCCAGCTCCTCAGCTGTGTCCGCTTCGACCGTCAGCCAGGGCGCCTCGAAGCCGGCGCCTGCCTTCAGGGTCACCTTCAGAGGTACGCCGTAGACGTCCTCATCCTCAGAACCTGCCATGCTTTCCTCATTTCCTAGACGGAGCGTCTACGTTTCGGGAATTACTGGGGCTTCTTGGACTGCCGGACCTGCCGCATGCGTTCGGCCGCCGCAGCCCTCTGTTCGTCGGTCAGGTTGCTCCGGCGCTTGGCGCCGGTCACCGGGTTCCACTGGTCAGCCGGGATGGTGAACTCCGCCCACGGGGACCCTTCGTAGGTCCCCGCCTTCAGCAGCGTGAAGGATGGGTGCTTCTGCATCCGGTTGATCACCGGCCGCTGCGCGGTCCAGATGTGGACCAGCTTGTCCTCGTCGGAGACCGTGATGACCGTCTCCCGCTCGGTGGCGATCATGCCGCCGCCTTCGCCGGCACGTCGACCTCGTTGACCTTGCCGCCGCTGATGACGGTGAGCCTGCCGGCGACGTGGTCCGCCTCCGCCGCGGGCTTCGCCGGCACCTCGACACCCAGCTCCTGCGCCAGCGACTCGGTGACGTCCAGGCCCTGCGGGTTGGTGATCCGGAAGCCTGACTCGATCAGAGAGCCGAAGCCGGCCGCGAACGCCTGGGCGAGCTGGGTCTGCTTGAAGCGTTCGTTGCGTGCGGCCGCGGCAAGGGCCGCCGCCTGGGAGCGCTTGGCCGGGTTGCCGGAGCGACGCTGGTCCTTCATGCCACCACCCCCAGCGTCTCCGCCTCGGTCTCCCGGCGGTACATGCGGGCCGACTGGTGTACGTGGACCTTCCCGGTCTCGAGGTAGAGGACATCCACGCGCTCGTTCACCTCGTCGGAGAGCACGACGCGACGCTTCGCGTCGGCGGCCTTCAGCCGGACGATCTCGCCGACCTTCAGCTTGGCGGCCTCAGCCGCCTTGCGATCCGCCTCCTCCTTGGCCTTGCGAGCCTCCTCGCGCTTGCGCTCGTCCTCCCTCTGGTCGAACGCCCAGACGGCATCCTGGAGTGTGCGGGTCAGCTTGACGACCGCGTCGCGGTCCAGGAAGATGCCACCGTCGTTCGTGCGGACGAACGCGACACCCTTGTAAGGCTTGACGAGAGCGTGGACAAACTGGTCGTCGTCGGCCGGGTCGTGGTAGTACAGGCCCTTGGTCATGCTGCCTTCCCCTCTTCCTCTGCTGTGACATTCGGCTGATAGTTCGGGTCGAGCCGGTCGTACAGGTGGGACAGGTGACCGTCGGTGGTGTAGCAGGCGGCCGCGACGTCACACATCCGGCACGCCTCACCCTCGTTCGGCGAGAAGTTCCCCGCACGAACACCCTCGATCGCCCCACCGAAGATCTGGTCCAGGTAGTCCTTGGTGTACTTGGCGAGCGGGACTGGCTCGGTGTGCTTGCCGTCCTTACCCATCCAGTACAGGCCGTACTTGGGCCGGGGGTACCCGGCCAGCTCCACCGCAGTGGCGTACGTGCCGAGCTGCAGCGGCGTCTTCGGCTTCTGACCCGACTTGATGTCCAGCACCGCCAGCGACTCGTCCGGCAGGTACGGCAGCCGGTCGATGACCGCGACGAACGGGAGGCCACCCAGCTCGATCTCGAGCCGCAGCTCGATGCCAGGCTCACCACCGAACATCGCCCACTCCCAGCGGTGCTCCTTGCGCCAGTCGACCCACCGCTGCACCATCTCCGGCGCCACCGTGTGCCAGTGGTCGGAACGCTGCTTCTCTTTCCCGCGGCCGCCGGCAATCCACTTCGACGGGTCGATACCCGACTTGGCCTCTGCTTCCGTGATCAGCTCGTCCAGCTTGGCGTTCGTCAATGCGACGACGTCGTCCTCTGCTGTGACATTCTCCCCCATCAAGAACTCGAGGCGGTCGACCTGCTCGGTTCCGCCGTGGACGGCGTTCCCGCCGATCGCGTACCAGGAGGGGAGCTGCGGGGCCTTGATGATCCGGGACAGCTCGTAGCCCTTCCCGCAGCGCAGGTAGCTGGTGTACCGGCTGAACGACCACATGTGCGACTCGTAGCCGGCGAGGTGGATGCTCACGACTCACCCCGCGCGATCCCAGCGGCCGAAGCCTTGATCTCGTAGGCGTTGACCTGCCACCCGTCAGAGTAGAACTCCTCCAGCGCCTCGATGGCTTGTGCGATGCGTTCACGCTCGGCCGCGAGGATGGCCGGTGCTGCTGCCTCCAGGGCAGCCCGCACGCTGAAGTCGAATCCGGCACGCGGTCGGCAGTCTAGGCCGTTATGGCCGTGCTCATCGAGCAGGTCGATAGCCGCGTCTACCGCCTCTTCGGGGATGATGATCAAGCCACTGCCCTCACGTCCCGTGTCCGGAAGATCAGCCACACCGACACCTCGCCCTCTTCGTCTGCGACTACCTCGCGAGACACAACGGTATCCGTGGTCACAGTAGAGGGCAATGCCCGGATCACAGCAGAGATCTCAACCATGCCTGTGACGTTGACCGCGACCTCGCCCAGCTCGGCGAACTCGACGATCTCCAGCTCCTCGGCCCCCACAGCCGGCGCCAGGTCCTGCATCTGATCCCCCACCTCCCCTTCTCCGTCGCCCTCCTGGGCGTCCCGCGGGCAGCCTACTTGCGTAGACCGACAGTCTCGTGCATCCCCCGCCGTGAACAGGCCATTACTCATTGCGTAACCCTCCGGTACTTGGATCGTTAAATCGATCGGTACCGGCGGCGACTACGGATCTCCCCCCCGAGACGTCGTCGGTACCCCCTACATCGTCAGCACCGTCAGATAGTTACGCCTCTAAACATCACAGATCCGTAACGTTACCGTCTGTTCACTCTCTGGAAACGCTCCCACGTTTAGCCAAGTCACAGTAGAGGCTCGCCTCTTGCGCTCGCTGCCGCGCGCGCGTCTAATGGTTATACTCGAGAAAGAAGGGCAAGACTGTCCTAGCCGAGCTGGAGCCCCTAGGCGGAAGCTCGAGCGACAGTCCTAAGAGGCCTCCCTGGGGGTCGGCCTCTTAGCCAGCGAAGACCCGCTTAACTGGTCTTGACTAGTTTAGACGGCGGAGACTCTTCCAGCTCCGGCCGGCGGATGACGGGATGCTTCCCGTCCGTCCCCTCGAAATCTTCAGGCTTGGCTGCGACGTAGTAGAAGCCGTCGACGGTGTCTCGGATGTAGGTCACCACCAGGCCGAGGGGAGCATCTCGCTCCGGCTGCGGCTCCGCGAGCCGCTCGAGCCAGGAGTCCAGATCCTTGAGCCGCTTCTGCTGGATGTGGCTGAGATCCACGCCGGCACGTCGCGAGTCCTCGAGCCTGAGCAGCTGCGCGATGTAGCTGCGGAGGTGCTCCGACCTCATCGGGCTCCACGGCAGCAGGTTCTTGTGTCGGATCAGTTTCGGGCCAAGCCCGTAGCGCTTGCGCGCTACGGCGATCCCAGCTCGAGTGACGCGCACGCCAGTGCGCTCGTACCACAAGTCCGCGGCCTGCTGAGCCGTCAGTCCCTGCTCGTCGGCCTTCTGCAGGAACTCCTTGTCCGGGCCGCCCTTCTGGTTGGCCATCCTTCAGTCTCCCCCAAGAGATCTACTCGTCCGTAGGGTTGCAAGGGTACGTAACCAAATAGAGACTTGACAACAGATCTCTACTGCATCAACCGCATACCGAACGTTGGCTACGCTCCGTGCGGCACTGGTACACGTTGCCAGTGCGTCTGCTGTTACGCAACATTGGGGGTGTCGACCCGTGCAAACCCGCAGGTCGGCCACGAGGCGCAACTTACGTACCAGTCTTGCATCCGCTGGATCTCTGCTGTAACGTCAGGTCAGAGCCTCTACTGCACGTCTCTACTCCAGTACGCACACCGAAGGGGGTCTCATGGCAGTCCGAAGCACCCGACTCAGCGACGCGATCAACGACTACCTGGCGCAGCGGAAGATCGAGGGGTACGCGAAGAGCACCCTCAACAACCAGCGGGTGATCCTCGACCGCACGCTCAAGGTGATCGGCAACCTGCTGCTCCACAACATCACCGACTTGCACATCCGTGAGGTCATGGCCGTGGCCGGCCAGACCCGCTCCGCCCGGACCCGCACGAACGACCATGCCTGCCTGCGGCAGTTCTTCAACTGGGCAGCTGAGACCAAGCGGATGCCGAAACACTCCAACCCGATGGCCGGCTCGCGGCCGCCCCGGTACTCGGTGGAGGAACGCCGACGTGTCCCCGTCGGCCAGTTCCCGGCCCTGATGGACAGCGCCAAGCACCCGCGGGACCGCATGCTGATCGTCCTGGCCATCTACCTGCTGGCCCGCTCAGTGGAGATCACCGGCATCCGGTTGAAGGACGTCCGGCTGGACCAGGGGGTGATCCGGATCACCGTCGCCAAGAAGAGCAACGGCCAGGTCGTCACCGACGACATGGCCATCCCGAAGAAACTGGACGCCGAGCTGCGCGCGTACCTGCAGTGGTACTCGAGCGAGTTCCCCGAGATGAACCCCGAGTGGTTCCTGGTGCCGGGCATCTCCGGGCCACGGTTCGTCTCCCGCTACGAACGCACCTACGGTCAGATGATCCCGTGGCGCCGTTTCCGGCGCCCGTCCGCCGTGATCAACCGGTGCTTGGCGTCGATCGGTTTCGCGGTCCGCGACGAGGACGGCGCCTCACTACACGAGGGGATGCACACTCTGCGCCGGTCAGCCGCCCGGGCCCTGTTCGACGTCCTCGTCAAGAAGGGGTACGACGGCGCCCTGCGCCGCGTCCAGGCCATGCTGCACCACAAGAACGCGTCGATGACCGAGCATTACATCGGGATCGACCTGGATCGGCAGCAGCGCAACGCGGACATGATGGGCGCCGAGGTGTACCCGTTCGAAGCTGAGAACGTGGTCCACCTGGGGCAGGCCCAGAACCGGGCTTCTACTGGCCAGTAACCCTGTTCTCAGTGTAGGAATCCGGAGCTAACTACCCTTCCGGGTACCCTGGGCCGCATGGTCGTACGAGTCAAGGAAGAACGCACCTGCGACGCGCCAGGGAAACACGACGGTGAAGTCAAGCCCGCCGAGCTGATCATCGATGGCCGGCTGTACAAGCCGGACTGGTGCGAGAAGCACCGGGCCCAGGCCAAGGCACTGCTCGGCAAGGTGAAGCCGGCGCGGCGCGGCCGCAGCAGGATGGTGCCCGTCGACCCCGATGAGATCCCGCGGATCGGCGTCGGGTCCTGAGACGCAAAGTAGAGCCCCCGCCGTGAAGCGGGGGCTCTTCCTTTTCTGCCGGCAGAGGCGGAGCCGGGGGGAGGACTGCCTCTGCTGTGTTCCACTACATCACGGCTACGTCAGCGTCCGCAATGTGACGACGAGCACACCACCCCAGGACGCGTTCTGCTTGTCGGCGGTCGGCTGGGTGTGGCGAATGAGTCGCATCTCCTCGATCCGGCACAGGGTGCCGGCCGTGGGTTCCACGGTGTAGTCCCGCAGGATGATCGGACCGCCGGCGTTCTCCGCCTCCTGGAGCGCCTCGTAGCGTTCACGGGCGAAACCGTCATAGCCCTCCAGCTGGCCGGTCGACCAGTACTCCCGGTCGTAGCACTCCAGCGGGATCTGGTAGATGCGCTGCGGCTTGGCCGCCGGCAGCGACTTCACCTGGACACCGTAAACCGTAGGTCCGGTGATGAGATCGCCGTGGCGGGCGAAGTTCAGCTTCACGCTCGCGAACCGCATCGGGTTCGCCTCGGTCGGCACCTCGGCCACAGCCAGGTTGGTGGCGCCCTGCGTGTTGTACGTGATCAGAGAACGCTCAGTGTCAGCGTCGTTCAAGACCACAACCTCGAGCGACCCAGCCAGCGGGGCCACCGTGGTGGCGATCCGCTGGAACGACTTCGGTTCATCGGTGCGGTACCGGATGCGGCCAGTGATCAGGTAGCCGGTCGCCTCCAGTTCGGTCGGCACCCGGTACACCAGATGGCCGTCGGAGGTGCAGACGATGGGACGCTCGTTGCGGACCGTGATGCCGTGGAAGGCGGTGGAGCCCAGCTCCATGTCCGCGGCGTACGCGAACACACCTTCCTCAACCTCGACCGACGAGTCGATGCGCCACACCTTCGCTTCGTCACCCCAAACCAGCCACCACCAGCGCCCGGCGGAAACCACCTGGGGCTTGGCGGTGGACGGCACCTCAGCCCGGTCCATGAAACGGGGCCCGTACACCATCTCCTCACCCGAGGTGGCCGCTACGCGCACACCACGGTTCGTCACCATCAGCACCATCGAGGAGGCCAGCGACGAGATCCGCAGGACCCGCTCATCGTTCGGGAGGACCGCTGTGACCAGAGCACCAGACAGTGTCGGCACGGCGCCGGCCGTGTCCAGGGTGATCTTCTGTAGGCCGCTCGAGCCGTCGCCGTACCCGGAGAAGACGATGCCGCCGGGGGCGTCACACAGGTCGGTGTAGGTGAACGCGGTCGACGGGTGGGAGTAGTCAGCGGCGACCGCCACGGGGGCGCCGGCCGGGCCACCGGTCACGTCGATCTGCCACAGCTTGTTGCCGTTCACCGCCCACAGGCGGTGCTTGGCCCACAGGATGCGCATCGGCTTAGTCGGGTCGGCCCCAGTGAGCTGCCACACGACAGGGGCGCCGCCAGCCAGGGTGCCGTTGTAGACCCTGACAGACAGGGCGCTCACGTCACCGATCGCCCACCAGTCAGTGTCGCCGGCCAGCACATGGTTGAAGATGGTGCCAGGTTCGGAGAACAGTGTCGTGGTCCCCGTGCCGCCGTCGAGGTGGTTGTACTTCGCGACGTTGCCGGAGCGTCCCACCACGGCGGCGTTGAGCGACGGGTCAGGGATGGCAGCCACAGACTTGACCGCACCGTCGGTGACGGACGCCCCGCGGCGAAGCATCGTCACCTGACCCGGAGTCCAGACGTCGACACCCTTGGACTCCCAGAACCTAAAGGTGTCCTTGACTTCGCCGCGCGCCTCGACGTAGCGGGCGCCAGCGCCCTCATGGAAGCTGTTCTGGTTGCGGAGCCACCAGCCAGCGAGACTGTTCTCGCCGGCCTCGGGCTCGACGTCCTGCTGTTCCTTCTGGACCGGGGCAGTGGTGATCGTCATCGGCAGGTCCGGCATCACCGCGGTCCGGAAGGGCACACCCGCGATGGTGTAGTGGATCTCCCGCCCAGCGCGGTCGAGGGGCGAGTCTGAAAGGCTTGTCTCCCGCGTAGTGAACGGGAAGGGAAGCCGTTCGGCGAAAGACTCGGTCATCAGAAGTAGTTCCTCACGATGATCAGGCCGCCGGCTCCGTCACCACCAGCTCGGGCAGTGCCGGCCGCGTCGCGGTTCAGGCCACCGGAGCCACCGGAGCCGAACCCGGTACCCGGGCGGCCCGTGGTGCTCGTGGAGCTGAGCGCAGAGTTGCCGCCGTTGCCGAACATGGAGTCAGCACCAACGCCGGCTTCGCCGACTGCGCCAGCAGTCCACCGGGCGTTGCCGCCGGAACCGCCAGTCATGTTCAGGTCGCCGCCAGATCCGACACCGCCCGCTCCACCAGACTCGATGCCGTTGACGGCGTTCGTGCCGCCGGCACCGCCAGCTCCACCAGTCGCAGAGCAGTGGGCGCCGAAGCTTGAGGAACCGCCAGCAGAGCCGGCGTTGTCGCCCGCTACGCCACCAGCGCCACCCGCTCCAACAGTCACGGTCTCAGAGGCACCGAGCGACGCAGCGAGAATCCGCTTGCGGGTGTAGCCACCCGCACCGCCACCGGCCCCACAGGACGCTTGGCCGGCCGCGCTGGTTGCCGCGCCGCCACCGCCAGCTCCAGCAGCGAGGACTTCCACCTCGATCCACTTCAGACCAGTCGGCTTGTTCCAGGTGGAGCCTGCCGTGTAGACGTTGACCGTCGGGTCGATGTTGCGCAGGAACGCACCGTCGACGATCGGTGGGGTGGTGAACGTGTAGGACCCGCCGAGGGTGCCACCGCCGGACGCGTTCAGCAGACCGTTCACAGTGGTCGTGGCGCTGAAGGTCTTCGCGCCCGCGATGACCTGCGCGCTGCCGGTGTCCACCAAGGACCCGGTGGCACCGTGAATGCCGGTCGTCGAGTTGATGTGCGTGTTGGCTTCGGTCGCGTCCCCGGCCGTGAAGCCGTGGGCGATCACGGAACCGGCAGCGTGCGCAGACGCCGTGGAGCCGTCAGAGCCGCGGACAACGGTGAGCGTGAGGCCCACGATGTTCGAGACGTCGACGATCTCTTCGAGGGCAGTGTCCGGTTCGATGATGGCCCGAAAGGGGAACTGTGTCGGCCAACCGGTGATCGAGTCGACCACGATCGACGTGGTCGTGTTGTTCGCGACGCCGCCGGGGATGGTGTGGGCCGGCGCGTTCTTGTAGTACCTGGTGGGCATCAGTTACCTCGTTGCGTAGCGCTTGGCCGGCGGATGGGTCATCAGGAGCCGCTTACGTTCCTGTGCCTTGGCTCGCTCGTAGAGGGCGAACATCTGGGCGGCGATCTTCGAGGGGTCGCCAACCTGGAGCCCTTGGGCTCGGGCCTGCTGCTCAACGGCCCGCAGGTTCAGGCGGGGCAGCTCCATGAACTGGACGAGCTGGCCGCACGCGTACCAGAGGAGAACCTCGTGGGCGGACTCCGGGATCTTGCAGGTCGACTCGAGCACGTCGCTCGTGCTCGTCGGGCTGGTGTAACGCCCGGCGTAGGTGACCTGCACGGTGCGCCCAGGCTGGATCGCGGTGTGGAGCACGAGCGCCTTGCCGGTGCCGGTGGCCGCGTTGTGGTCGATCGTCCAGTACGGGATCGTCAGCCACTCCTGCGAGGGGCCGATCATCTCGTACTGCACCTTCAGGACCCGGTCCACGGCGGCCGGGATCTCATACGTGGTTTGCACCGGGCTCGACGTGAACTCGGTTGTGGCGACAGCGAACAGGTCCGGTTGGGCCGCGAGGATCCCCCGCTTGATCGCGTCGTAGATCCGCACCCGCGGGAACAGCGGGTCGTTGACCACCTTCGTGTTGACGGCGTGGGCGGCGGCCACGGAGCCGGAGACCCCACGGCCGTACGGCGCCATCTCGATCGACGTCGATCCCACCGTGTCGACGTGGAGCAGTTCGTCGTCGATCTCGACGAGCCCCTGCGTGATCTTCGTGGGGTGCTGCACCAGGAAGTTGGTGTCCGAGTCCGAGACGTCGTCGATCAGGTACGTCGCCGCCTCGAGCGTCCCGGTGAAGTTGTGCAGGTGGGAGCTGATCTGCTCGATGAGCTGACTGACGGTGGTCATCGGTCAGCCCCGATCAGTGCTGAACTTCGCGCACGGAGAACGTGAACGAAGGCGTGGTGCCGCCGATGGTCCAGCGCACCCGGTAGCAGTCACCCTTGGCTTCGAACGCCTTGGCTGCTGTACCCACGGCGGTCTTCTGGGTGAACGAGTCCGCCGGCTCACCCACGAGGAACGTGGTGCCGCCGTCGAAGCTCCACTCGACCGTGAGGTCCAGCGTCGGGGTCGTGCCGGAGGCCGCGGTGATATTCACGCCGAGGGTGAGCCGGTGCTCGCCGTTGACCGCACCGTTGTGGCGGTTCAGCCGCATGTTGCCGCTGGTGCCGGTGGTGGTCCTGGCCGCAGAGGCCGCTACTTCGTTAGGGCCGATCATGCTTCACTTCCAGTTCTTGTCTCTGCTGTGACATTCAGAGCAGACGCTCGAGCGTCTTCAGCTGCTTGGTCTTCGTGGCCAGGTCCTGCGAGTAGGGCTGCTGGTGCTTCTCGGACCATCGCTCAGCGGCGAGGATCTTGGTGGTGGAGGTGCCGTCCGGCTGGATGCCCTGGTTGCGCGCGGCCTCATACCGGTCCAGTTCGCTGTCCCACGCCTTCTGGCGGGTGCGGTCCTGGTTGCCCAGGCCGCTGACGCTCACTGAACTGACCCGACAACCGAAGCAGCCGGGGACATACTCGGGGTGCGTTTGCCTCTGATGCAGAGTCACTTCACTGCCCTCCCAGCATCGGTCCGAGCAGCGCCCCAGCGCTGCCCCCGACAGCTGCGGCTACGCCGGCAGCGATCCATGCCGACCGCTCCAACCTGCGGAGCCGCGTTTCGTGGTCTCGGATCGTGCCCGGAGGGACCTCGTCCTCGAGCCGGCGGATCCGCTGCTCGTGGTCCTTGGTGCCGTCGCCGGACAGGTCCAGCTTCGTCTCGATGCGCACCAACCGTTCAAAGACCGGTTCCGGCATGGACACGGGCTCGTTCATACGTTCTCCAGGTACTGCGCCGGCAGCCCCGTCGCGGCCGCTTCGGCGTCGGTGAGGTTGTAGATGTGACCGCCGAGGAACCAGTTGCCGTCCCCGAGGTCGCGGAGCAGCTGCTGGCTCGGCGTGATGATTTCCTGCCAAACGCCTTCGACCTTGATCAGGGACTTCGAGTAGATGTCGAGCTGGTAGCGCGACAGCAACGGCCCCGGACCGGCCGGACGCGAATAGGTGGGAAACACGACCCTTTTTGCCATAAGTGCCCTTTCGACGAAGAGGCCCCGCCCGGTCAGGGGCGGGGCCTCTCTCAGTCAGCTGGATCAGGTGTTCGCGATCGAGCTGCCGGTCTCGAGCCGCACCAGGTTGTTCTGGCGGTAGATGGCCCAGTTCAGCGCGCCGTGCCAGCCGAACGCGCGGTGACGCGACAGCTTGTCCACGACACCCGGCTCGGCGATGACCGTGCCCGGCTCCTTCCACACGACCTCAGCCAGAGCCTGGCGGCCCCGGAAGATGGCCCGGTAGTTGGTGGCCGACGCGGCGCCGTCGTTCGCGACCTTCACACGCGGGGTCTCCTGGAAGAAGACACCCTCGTAGACGCCGATGACGCCCGGCCAGAACACGTCCGGCGCGGCGTACTTGTGCAGGTCCTGCCAGCCGCCGGCAGCGCTCTCGCGCCGCAGGTCGTACGACTGGTTCGGGTGCACCAGGGCGTGGTACAGGTCGCCGACCACGGTGTCCGCGGACTTCCGCACCAGGAAGGTACGGATGGCCCGGATGTCGTCCGAGTCGATCACGTCGGCCGCGTCGACGGTCACGGTCGAAACCGCGTTGCCGCCGTAGAACACGTTGGTGCCGGCGTTCGCGATCGTCTTGATCTCGTTGTCCAGCGACACCGCCTGGTCCCGGGCCAGCTGGTCCAGGATCATCGGGTCGACCTGCGCCAGCGAGGTCTGGTCGAGCTTGAACGATCGCACGACGAGACGGCCCCACTCGGCGAACGCGACGTTCACCGTGTCGTTGGCCGGAGGCGCGACGGCGTCCGGCTCGGCGATCTCGGTCAGTGCGGCCGAGGTCTCCGCCAGGTCGTTGTAGATCTGCAGGGTGTAGGTCGAACCGGCGTGAGTCGGGTCGGCCAGGTACTTGTCGACAGCGCCCCGGAAGAGGACCTTCGAACGGTTCGCGTTCTCGATCATCTTGTCGTAGGCGGTGGTGACCAGGGTCGACAGAGTCGACACCTGGGTATAGGTGTCAGCCATGGTTGGCTATCTCCTTGGGTGGGTGGTTGAGCGCCCGCCTCAGCGTGTAGCGGCTGCGAGTGCGGCCTGGACCTCTTCCGGCGTCTGCGCGGCGGCCATCAGGCGCGAAGCCTCAGCCAACTTGCTCGGGTCGGCAGGCAGGGCATTCAGCTGCGCACTCTGGAACGCAGCGAATTCAGCGGCAGCGTCACCCGGAGGGGTCTCCTGGTTCTGCTGGTCGCCGTCGGGAACCTGCTTCGCACCAGCGAAGAGGGAGCTGTTCTCCTCCAGCCAGGTGTCGACAGCCTTCTCGTCGGAAGGGTCGACGCCGTCCTTGGCGATGAACTTGCTCAGGGCCGGGTTGTAGCCCTTTCCCTCGAGTACGGTCTTGAGGGTCGTCGTGGTGACCTGGCCGCGCAACTTGCCGACCTCAGTGGTCAGCTCCTTGTTCTTAGCCAGGGCCTCTTCGAGCTGCCGCCGCAGTTCGCCGCCGGAAGACCGGCCGCCACCGCGGTTGTCGAAGTCGTCGTAGCCCTCGTCGTCGTACATACCCATTACTCCCCATCTCCTCTAAGGATTCGCGCACGCCAACGAGCCCCCCGGGGGAGGAGGGCTAATGCTCGTGCGGCTACCGGTCTTTCAATACGCTTCGCTGTGGGGCCGGTCGATCCATGCGAAGGGTGGACAGGTGCGCTCCCGAGCGCCGGCTGGGCCTAACCCAGAACCTGCCCTGTTTTCCTCAAAACACTGACTACTGCAATAGAATCCAGAAGGATCAGTACGCGTTGGACCCTGTGGCCTTCCCCGTCTTCCCCTTGCTGGAACCACTGAACGTTGCACGTTCCTGCGAGGCGAGCTTCTTGCGTTTCTCGCCGGCCTTGGCGTCACCACCGAAGACCTCACTGGCAGCCTCTTCGACGGTGTAGCCGTCGAGGCCGTAGATCTTGGCGAGCTTGTCGGTCTCGCCCTGGACTTCCTGGATGGCCGCGAAACCCTTCTCGGCGTCCTCCGGGTTCACGCCGAACGCGCCGTACTGGTTGGCCAGGTCCCGGCTCACGTCGTAGCCGTGTCGCTGGGCGGCGGCCGCGAAGCTGACGGCCTTGGCGGTGCGCTGCAGAACCGGTAGGGCCCGCTGCGGGTCCATCAGGTAGGCGGCGTAGTCGGAGACCCCAAAGCCGGTGATCTTCCGGATCGCGTCCAACCCAGCCTTGTCCCTCATGGCTTCGGTCTGCCACGCCTTGACCCGGTCGTTCAGTTCCTGCGGCGACAGGTCGTTCTCGAGGAACTTCTGGAAGTCGGCCTGCTGGTCGTAGAAGCCCTTCGGCATCCCCGACGTGGCGAGCACCGAACGGTACGAGCGTTCAGTCTCGAGGTACTCCCGCGGGGACAGGACGGACAGGCCCGCCTTCTTGCGGGCCTCGTTGGCCGCGAACCTCGCCTTGTACTGCGGGGTTTCCTGCAGCATGATCGTGATCGTGTCGCTGCCGAAGCCCTGCTTGATGAAGCCGATGATCGAGCCGGCCAGCGACTCCAGGTTGTACTGGCTGAACATCGAGATGAGGGCGGCCGCGGCGTCCCGCTGCGGGCCGGCCAGCTTGGCGTAGTCCTTCATGTACTGCGACGGGATGCCGGCCACCGGCGGGGGCGGGGGCGTAGTCGGCGCCGGCTTCGGCGGCAGGTCCTGTCCCGCGTCTCCCCAGCCTGGCGTAGCCATCAGTTACCTCCAGCTAGCAGGCCAAGATCCTCGAGGACCTTGCGGCCAACCGACATGATCTCGTCCTGTGCACCTTGCGTCTTGTTCCAGCGGGGATCGGCCTTGAGTTGCTTCTCGAACTCCCATAGCGGCATCCCCGTCGGGGCGCCGGGCTTACCGCCCTTGCCGGGCGCCCTGTGAGTCAGAGCCTTCTGGATGAAGGCGTCGCTGACCGAGATGCCCCGGTCGCTGATCTCGAGCGTCTTCGCCATCAGCTGCTTGTACGGTTCGGCGATGTCCCTGATCGTCATGCCCTTGGCCAGTTCGTCGGCGAAGCCGGCGTACTTGCCCATCGCCGCCTTGCGGTAGTAGGCGATGGTCGACGTCAGGTCCTGCTGCTGGTTGGCGATCGCGTGGAGCTGGCGGGCGATCGCGGTGTCGGAGAACGGGACACCGTAGTCCTCGGCTGCCTGACGCAGCTGCCGCTCAGCTTCGCCGAGCGTTCCACCGAGACCACCCTTGGTCATCAGGGTCTGCGTCTTGACCAGGCGTCCCGCCAGGTCCCGCAGCTCACCTTCGCCGTAGCCGTAGTAGAGGGCGTGGTCGGCGAACTTCCAGAACTCCTTGCCGCCCGGGTTCCGGCCGGTCAGCTGGTGGTACATGTCGGCGAGCGTCGCCCGCGTCTGCGCGCGGCGCCGGTTCCACTCGGCGGGGTCCGCCTTGCGGAGAACCTCGGACTGCCGGGCAGCCTCGGAGCGGGACTTGTACCACTTGGTGTTGCGCAGCTCGGCGACGAAACGCTGACCCGAGTACGAGTTCTTGACCGCCCGGTCGAACAGGGCGGAAAGGTCGGGGCTTGAGCGCAGCACAGCAAGAGCCCAGCCGTACTGCGCGGCCATCTCCTGCTGGTTGATCTGCGGGGTGACTGGCATGTTCCCTCTCAGTAGTCCAAGGAGACGCCCCAGGCGCCTTCGTCGTCACCGAGCTGTCGGATGCGAACGCTCAGGCCTGGCCGCGGAGCCTCGGCGATCAAGCCGTTGCCCATGTAGATGGCGATGTGGTCGGCGCCGTTGTTCCGACTCGAGTTGTCCCAGGCGACAAGGTCGCCCGGCCGAAGCGCCTTCAGGCCTACGCGCCTCCCGGCGCGAGCCTGCTGGTTGGAGATCCGTGGGAGGTTCACACCCGCTTGGCGCAGCACGTACTGCACGTAGCCGCTGCAGTCCAGGCCGTTGTCAGGATCGGTGCCACCCCAGACGTACGGGGTGCCCAGCAGCTTCTTGGCCATGTTCAGCACCAGGGCCCGGCCGCCGCCGGCAACGTCCGTCTCCTTCGGGAAGATGCTGGAGAACGTCTCCGCGTCCGGCATACCGGGCGGCGCCTGCGCCGGCAGGAAATCCATGGCCAGGCTGAACGCGGGCGCCTCGTTGGCCGCCTCGATGCCGGGAGCCGCAGCGGACTCCACGCCAGGCGCAGCCCCAGTCTCAGGGACCGGGGAGGCGATCTGGTCTCCCATGTCGGCCAGGACCGACGACTCCTGCGTGGACGGCTCGAGCGAGCTGTCGACCTCCGTTGCTCCCAGATTGGGGGTAACTGGGAGTTCGCTGGGTGCAGTACTGCCGATCTCCCCGAGCAGCTCCCGGGCCTTACCCTCGTGCTTGGCGTAGGCGTCTGGGAACGCCGAGACCTGGACCTTCTGGGCAGCCTGGGTCAGCGACCACTGGTTCCGTTGCTGGAAGTCGAGCAGGCCGCGCTGGCCATCCGCTCCCCCGGTGAAGAACATCCGGGCGGACTTGACGGGGTCCATGCGGTCGTTCAGGCTGGCCCAGCCGGCGCGCTGCTGGAAGAGGCCGACCGAGTCACGGTCGCCGTAGTTCAGGTTGCGGAGGCCGGACTCCTGGAAGGCCGCCATGATCGCGATCAGGATGTCGCGGTTGCTGGCGCCAAGCGAGCGTCCCACGCTCGAGATCACGCGGGCGTTGCTGAGCTGCTCGTTGGTGAAACGAGACTCTCTGGGGGTCGGCATGGCTTAGTCCGTCGGGGAGCCGAGTGCGTCAAGCAGCATCGGCATGTAGTAGCCGGAGGCCTGGAGGGCTCCGTATTCCTCGTCCTGCATCGCCATGTCCTGCGCCGCGAGCTGGGCCGCAGCCGCGGTCGCGTCAGCGCCACCAGAGGAGACGCTGGCCTGACTCACCGCCTCACCGTCGAAACCGAACTGCGTGGTCGTCTTGGTGACCTGCGGGTTCTGCCTGGCGATCGTCTGAGCCTTCGCGATGAAGTCGTCGATCTCGTCGTTCGAGGCCCGCCGGCCGAGGAACTCCTGCGCAGCCTTCTCGAACATGAGGCGGGCCTGGCTCGGGTCCATCTCCTCGATGCTGGTGGAGATCGTCGTCTTCGACTGCGGCTTCCCGCCGACCATCTGCTTGCCGCGCAGCTCGAGCAGCGACCACGGCGTGACCTTCTTGCCGGTCAGCGAATACGTGGCGCCGGCCTGGTCGAGCACCGACTTCCACAGCTTGGCCACGTCGTCATACGACTCGACGTCGAGGCCGGCCTTCTGCATCCGCCCCTTGATGTCGTTGAAACGGTTCTCGTCCGCGAGCCACGCCATCAGCTGGTTCTTGTCGACGACATTGTCGATCTGGACGCTCTTCGGGACGCGGTACTGGCCACCCTCGAACTCGCTGTCGCCCGGCAGGGCGCGGCGCACCGCGGCCTCCTTCGCGCCCATGTAGATGGCGCTGCCCTCCTTGCGGAGGCGTGCGCGGCGGATCTCGTCGGTGGCGTTCTTCTGGGCGGTGAGGCGGGCCTTGATGCTCGCGTCGCTGACCCCACCGAACAGCCCGGGGTCGGCCAGGCTGCGCGGCTTCTGCTCGGCCGCGAGGGCCTGAGCGTTGGCGTCGACACGGTCCGCGGCCTGCAGCATCGAGATGCCGGAGATCGGCTCACCCTGACGCTTGTCGAACTTCTTGTCCGACACCTTCTGGGCGAGCTGGCGCCCGGCCTCGTCGCGAGGCGTGAAACCTGCCGGCGGCGTCACGGCCGGCTTGGCCGCGGGCTGGTCAACCTTCGTCCCAGGCTTCGCGGTGCGGGCGGCCGCCTGCTTCCGCTCTTCGTCCCTGCGTCGCTTCCGGGCGGCGGCGAGCGCCGCCTCAGCGGACGTCGTCTTCTTCTTGCGCCGGGTGCGGCGCTCTCTCTGGTCAGCCATCAGAACCCCCAGCTAACGCTGGCGGCCGGCGCGTTCTGCACCGAAGTCAGCGGCTCGAGCAATGGGTCACGCTCCAGGAAGGGGTGGTAGATCCACTCGGCGAAGCGGATGTTGGCGCCGGCCAGGTCCTGCACGGCGTCGGTGAACTCCTGCTTGAGCGGGATTGCGTCTTGCGAACCAGGGGTGATCCCCAGCTCGTCGAGCTGCTCACCCAGCGCCTGGCGCAACGCCAGGTACTCGCGGACAGCTCTCATGTCGTCTCGGCCCGACACCTTCGGGTTGGTCGCGATCTCAGCCAGCGCCTCGAGGTCGCGGGTGAACTTGCCCGGGTCCATCGACTCGAAGTCGACGCGCCACGCGGGGTTCTCGGCCTTCAGGTTCTCCACGAACTCCTTGCGCGTGGCAGTCAGCTCTTCGTCGTCGGCGTAGGTGCGGAGCCCACGTTCGTTGGCCAAGCCGTCGACGGTGTTCATGAACTGCCGGTACTTGTACCAACCGAGCGCCGTGTCGGCGTCAGCCGCCGCCTCCTGCGAGTTGGCCACGGACCGGAACGTCTCGCCCGAGGCCGGGCTGATCTCACGCGACTCCTGCCAGCGGTGCGCCGACTGGTTGAAGTCGCCCTCACCTTCCTGGCCCACGATGATCCGGATCAGGTTGGCGTTGGACTGGCCGTCGGCCGAGATGCCGTACTTCGAGATCAGAGACTCGTACCGCTTCGACGCTTCGACCGCTTCAGCCGAGGAGCCGAGGCCGGCGTTGTTCTTGCTCATCCCCTGCACCAGCGGGAAGAAGCTCTCGCCGTACCCCTTGATGAACTGCTCGTCAGCCCAGCCACGCTCGTGGCCCTCGTTGCGTTCCCGCGACTTGAGGTCGCGGTACGCGTCGACGTACAGCTTGTAGGGGCTGTCGAAGATCGCCGGGAACGGGTTGCTGAAGTTGTTCAGCAGCTTGAGGTACCCGACGGAGCGGGCCCGCTCAGCGGCGTCCTCCCACGTCGGCGGCTTGTTGCCGAACCTCAACGGGTCTTCCCGGTACTCGTGCTGCATCGCCATGAAGATGCGCTCGGTGTCGTACATGTGGGCGCGGCTCTGATCGTTGATCAGTTCCTCGGCGCGCTTGAACACGCTGGGCGCCACGGCGTCCCAGACGCCCTCCGGCGGACCGTACGGGTTCACGAACTTGGCCAGGCCCTCCATGCTCGGGTTGGCCACCTGGAGCTTGCCGACGGGGATGGCCATCAGCGGGCCGAAGCCCGGCTGCAGACCACCCTGTAGGACGATGTTCACCGTCTGCTTCGGGATGCGGAACTCGGAGTCCCCAACCTTCAACGACTTGCCGCCAATACCAGGCACCCACGAAGGGGCCCTGAGCAGCATGTAGTTGGCGTCCGTGAAGTTGTCCCTGTCTACCGGCTTGCCGTCCTTGTCGACGACGAGGCCCAGCGAGTTGGGCGCGTTCCACGCCAGGTAGGCCTTCCCGAGGATCGACGGGTCCTCGGAGGCGATGCGGCCCCACTTGCGGACCGTGTCCTCCCACGCCGCGATGAACGGGCTGACGAAGCGCATGGCGTGAGCCAGGTCGCTTCGGGTCGCCACGTCGAACATGTAACGCTTCAGCGTGTCCTGGGCCTTCTTGTGCGCCTGGTCCTGGATCAGCTTCTGGATCGAGCCAGAGGTGAAGTGTTCGATGCGCGGGTCGGCCAGCAGGAACTCGGCGCGACGCTTGGCCTCCTGCTCGTACACCGCGGCGTACAGCGGGTGCCGGGCAAGCTGGTCTTCGGGCGCGTCCGAGATGAACGTCATGTAGCGAGACATGAAGTTGTTCAAGGCCTTCGCGGCGTGGTTGCCGCGCTCAGTCGCCAGGCTCAGCGACTCGCCGTGTACCGGCGGCCGCAGCTCGACATCAGGGAACGCTGCCTCGAGGTCGTCCTGCTTGATGCGTTCCTTGACCGCCTTCTCGCGCAGCGCGCGCGAGGGCAGGTAGTGGTTCACGTAGCCGACCACCTCACGGGCGGCCTGCTCACGGTTCGCCCACGTCCACTGCAGCCGGCCCATCAGCTCACGCCCCTCGGGCGTGGACTTGGCCCACTTCAGCAGGGCAGCCGTGGCCTTCTCCGGGTCGTCGCCGTGCTTGGCCTGCAGCTCGAGCGCCTTGGCGCCGATCTTCGACTGGCGGAGCTGCGCGTTGACCGCGTGCAGCCACGACTCCATGTGGTGCACCGGGTCGCTGGTGTCGACGTACGTCCAGTTGCCGGACGTCAGGTGCGAGTAGGTGATCTTCTCGGTGTCGCCGTAGATGCCGGCGGCGAGCGTCGACGCGTTCTTCCAACGCTGCATGCGGCCGTAGTCGTCGGCGAAGGCGCCAGTGATCTCACCCGCACGGGTCTTGATCGACTTCTGGCCCGGGTCACCGAAGATGCCGTAGGCCTTGCGGCGGCCCTCACGGCCACCGGTCCGGTACAGGTGCAGCCGCGCGCGCAGAGCGTCCCGCTCTTTGAGCAGGTCGTCGTACGCCTCGTCGACGATGTCACCGTCGTTGGTGGCGCGCCACGCGTCCTCGAACTTCTCGATGTCGGTCTCGAGCGCGGTGAGCGCGTTGTCGTCCGCGGCCGCAGCGAAGTGCTGCTTGACGCGGGTAGCTCCACCAGCCGTGGCGATGCCAACCGTCCGCGGAGCGGCGTGCATGGCGAAAGCCAGCGGGCCCACCTTGGCGATCGCTCGCATGTCCGAGTCGGCCAGGTTCCGCATGATGTAGGCCTGCGGGCGGGTGCCGAGCTGCAGGAACTTCCACATGTTGGTGAGGCCGGCGAGACCCGTCTTCATCAGCTCTTCGGTCTGCCACGCCCGCATGTTCGCGTTGGTGATCGTGCGCGCCAGGTTGTCGGCCCGGTAAGTCTTCTCGCCCACAGCGCCATCGAAGAGTCGCCGGCTGATCTCCGCGATGCGCCCCGGGTCGGGGGCGCGGTCACCCTTCACCCAGGCAGCCATGTCGGTCACCCAGTTGGAGTGCTTGTGGAGGACATGCTCGAGCGCCTTCATGTCGGGCAGCGGGATCGTGTTGACGATCTGCGTGTCCAGCACGTAGGTGGGTTGGCCGTTGCTGTCGATGCGGATGTCGCCGCGCTTCGCCTCGCCGTCCGGGCCCACCAACTTGTGGGCGGTGAACATGCGGGCGGTGAGCGCCGAACGGTGCCGCTCCCAGGTGTAGTCCTTGGCCAGGTCGTTCTTGACCAGCTGGAGGACCTCGTCGGTGAGGTGCGGGTTCTTCGCGCGGTACGCGTCGATCACCGAGTCACGGGCCAGGCCGATCGCC